ATACGATTTAATTTCTTTCAACAAATTTATAGAATTTTTCGTAATATAAAGCGGCTTACTTTTTACAAACTGGATTCCATCCCATACAGACTTGTTAGAAGATACCGCCCAAAGCCCTGCGCGGTTCATTTCTTCAATGGTATCTGGCCGTGCAGAATCACAGTAAATCTTATGGCTTCCGTTTAAACCTAATGCTTTTATGGCATAGCAAAGATCATCTGTTGTTAGCTTACTTTCATAAATCATTTCTTCAACATACAACCTATCATCCATAAGCCCAACCTTTGTAAGCACATTTGGGTGATTAAAACCAAAATCCAAACCATAAACAACCCTATCACAATTCGGGAAGTGATCAATTGTTTTCCAATGTGTGTAAATGGTTTCTGTTGATGTTCCACGCAACCCAAGGCCGAACACCTTCCATAGGTTTTCATCTGCATCCTTTAGGCTCTCAATCTCATTTACTTGCTCTGTAGTAAGGAATTGCAAGTTATTTAAATATGTCGAATGTATTTTTTTATTGCCAGGTTTGTCTGCTAATTCATAAACATAACTAAATTCATCTGCTGGGTTCCAATCACCGAATATAGTTTTTCGCGTTCTTAATGATAGCTGCGTGTAGGCTGCTTTAGGCTGTAGGTTCATTTCGTTCATCCAAAGAATATCACGCCCTGGCCCCCTTAGTTTGCCTACATCTTCAATACCAAAAAATTCAATATAGCTGCCAGTAGTAGGGAATTTTAGTATCTGATCTGTTTTGTTGTGGTTATCTTCTTTGTACAAATCCCATTGCTTTACAACATCCAAAACATCTTTCATTGCACCACGCTTCAGATGTGGCAGCGATGGCCCCGTAATTGTAATCTCGCGCTTTTCAGTCATTGCAATAACTACAATCAGTTGCGCTATTGAATAAGACTTACTGCTTCTACTACTACCCTCATTGCCTATAAACCTATACAATCCGCTATCATAAGCCTCTTTATTTGCAGCGAACACTGGCGTGTATTCTATTACTCTACTATTTGCCATGATGGTATTGGAATGATAAATTTACCCGCGTAGCCTGCTGATTTTGCTTTGCTGATTATTTCTTCTGCAAAGTTCCAGCTAAGTATGATAAGGTAATCAACTGGGAAGGCCGCAAGGTGAATTAATGGCACAATCTCAATGCCAGTGCCTGGCGAATACTTGCCAATCTTTTCTGGCGTTTCATCTACAATGTATTCGATGCGGCTTGTTTCACCTACCACGTTTAACAATGTGTTACCCTTTGCAGATGCAGCAAAGCAAGCAACGGTGCCATCTAAATTGGCAATGCCCTTTTTAAATGCTTCAACGCAATCTTTTACTTTGTCTGCATAGGTTAAATAATCCATAAAGAACTCTGATAAACCTAATTCATTAAATCCAACTTTTGAGCCGTGCTGTAGTTCAACGCGGATAGAACCGCCATGAATAGGCAGCTTAGTTATGTTTGCAATATGCAAACCGCAATCAAAGGCCAGCAACTCTAAAGGTGTTATGCTGAAGTAACTTAAATGCTCAAAGTAAACTGTATCAAATTCGCCTTTCTCAATAAAGTCGCGAATGTATGGAAACTCTAACACAATAACGCCATCTGGCTTTAATGCGTATTTAGCTGCTTGTAAAAAACCTTTAACATCATCAACGTGAGCAAAAACATTTGTAGCTATTATCAAATCGGCTTTTGGCCAGCCCATTGTTTCAATCTGCTTTGCTGCTTCGATTCCCCAAAACGCGGTAAATTGTCGCACATTTAACGCTTTGTTAGCCTCTACTAAATTTTCGGCAGGATCTACGTTTAATGATTTCCACGGCTTAATCACTTGGTCAAACTCATGGAGTAAAGCGCCATCATTGCCGGCTATGTCTATTATAAACGATTGTTCATTTAACCCGTATTTTTTCTGCAAGTCTATAGCCATTTTTCTGCAATGGTTTTTGTAACCTTGGCTCATGCTTGAACGGTAAAAATATTTGCTAAATAGTAAACTTGGATCTATAACTACAGATAATTGGCTAAGTGAGCAATCTTCACAAAGCATAACCTTTAAAGGGAATCGTTCTGCATTTATTGCATCTTCTTTTGTTAATTCGAGATTGTTAGCCAATGGCATCATTCCTAAATCTAAGTAAGGCTCTAACTTATCAGAACCACAGCAACGGCATTTAACGTGATCTTTGCATTTCATATCAATTGTGTATTAATAGGCATCCTTCAACCCTTGCAAATGAGTGCTGCCCATATCTGTTTATAATATCGTTAAAGAAAAACCAATCGGCGCTGTGACTGGTCACATCAGACCAACCAACCGCCTTTGCTTCCGCTAATTTAAGCATAACTCCACTACAATCCAAATAACCACGTTTTAGGCTGCATTGTATCACTTGATGCCCGATGTAGTTGTGAACCATTTGGCTGCAATAAGTTGCTACAATACCCTGCTTAAAACCGCCTATCATCTTTTCTAAGAATGTAGGCACCAAATAATTATCTGGGTTGGTTATTACAACATAATCACCGGTTACGGCTTGCAGCATATCTCTACGTATTGAGTGGCCCCAATTGGCAGAACGCTGTGCAGTCTGTGTAAACTTTATGCGTTTGTCATTAGGTAGGTCAATAGTACCAGGCCCATCATGCACAATATGTAGTTCCCAGTTTTGGTAAGTCTGGCAAAGCAATGCAGATGCAATCTGTGGGTAGTTGTTGTAAGTAGGGCAGATAATTGCCACCTTTGGCGAAGTATTGATAGTTTCTGCAAATGTTGCGTAATGCTCTGCTTCTCGATGTTTTAACCGCCTATGATAGCCAAAATCAAACATCGGGCTTTTTTCTTTTGGTGCTGCCATAACTACATCTAACTTCATCAATAGTATTTGGTTGTACATTATGTTTAAACTGCGATGCTCAAACTGGTAGCAATGTTCTTTGGTTACAATTGGATCAACTGGAAATACCAGCCTATTAGCAACATCCTTTGTTATTGCAAACCCAGTTGTTCTAATATGCTTTCTCACATACGGGCTTATTTCCATTGCAACGCAACCAACTTTACCCCTAAGCTTGTTGAAGAACACATCTAAAAAATCGGGCTGCATAGGCATTGTATCATCAGTACACCACAGCATCTTTTGCCAATCGTTTGGGAATCCAGCCAAACGCTCATTGCAAACATCTTGCAGGCTGCCAATGTCAAAGCCAATGTTAGGTCTGCGAATGTAGGTTATGCCATCGGGAATGCTCAAAGCATCTGGGCCGGTGTGAATGATTACCATGTGCGCCGTTTGTTTACATTGATTCCAAACCTTTAACCATCGGTTAATATTTTCAATGCGATTGTAAACAACTATAACGAGTAGATTCATATTTCAAATTTAGACGGATGCGGATAAATGCTGCTCAATTGCCTTGTATCAAAATCATCAGTCATGCTCCACCATTGGCGTAGTTCTGGCACCTTAGAAACTTTGCAATCAGTCATGTATAAAGTTTCAATCTTGTTTTCTTGAGCGTAACAAGTTTTAAAACCTATGCCAAACTGCGGCCATTCAAAGTTAGTATTTTTTAGCAGATTACAATTCATCCACATAGGACAGTGAGTATCTACATTATCTACATCGCCATAATGTCTAATAGTATTTATAAGTAACCTTGTATAACTGCCGGAAGGATTACGGCCTTTTATTGTTTCAGATAATTTGCCCTTATTGTAGGTTTCCTTAATTGGAAACTTTATGATATGATCATCATTGGCAAATAAAAAATTGCCGATTCCTTTAGAACCAGCAATTACTTTATCACGGATATTTTGTTCTTTCTCGCTTTGGGAGTAGTCCGAAAAGGCAAAATGATGCCCTTTGTACCACTTAGGTTTACCACCTACTAATATAAATTCTGCATTTGGGTAAACGATAGCCATTGAACGAATGGCATAACGTAACTGCTCGTATGGGCCTCGGTTAAGTAGTGGTATTACTATCTGCAATTGGTTGGCAGTTTTGTGCTTGTTTAAAAATTAGTTCATAACTCATATTTAATTCGCCGCTATGCTTTATTTTATCGCTAGGTTTACCGAATGCGTGTTCAAATGCAAATTTAATTAAACCAGAATCCTTGGAATCAAGAAGCCATATTATAGCCTCTTTAGGGCTGCCAAATTTATCTACTAAGGCTTCCATACACAATTCAGAAGAACGTAGTTCCTCTGCCTTTGTTTTGCGCCCTGCGCCTGGTCTTGCTCCACCTTGTCCAGCCATAATGATTTTTTATTGTTTATTCAAAGTTAGTAAACTATTTTGAATGCGGATAAATTCCTTAAGAATTGACTTAAATCAAAACACCATGCCTTCAAACTCACCGCCAGGTGAAAAATCACTTTTTGCTTTACTTTCTTTTACTTTACTTTCCTTTACTTTAATAGCATCAATTCGCATAGCGGTCGCATTGCGGTTGCTATGCGGTCGCAATGCGACCGCATTGTTCCAACGTATTGAGGCTGAGCGTTTTGCGCTCTCTGATTTTTCATCCATTGATTTTTTCAATCGTAAACTAAAAAAATAATTTTTCTTAATTATAAATAAATCGTAATTATTTACAACTGTTTCGACTTTTTCTTTAGAAGTTCCCCATCTTTTAGCAAAAGCAGGTAATGTTGATAGCGGTAATTTGTAATCTTTTTCGGCTCTTAGCCTCTCAATTAATGCCCAAAAAATACCATAACCTTCCATTCCTAACTGGTCAATCAATATCATGCACTTAGGATCATCTTGTGAATTTGCATCATGAGAAAAATAGTATGCGTCTTTTTTCATATTTCTGTATATTTTCTGGTTAATAAATCGTATGTAAATGAGGTGTAACCTATGCGGCCATGAAATGAGAACCTAACCTTTTGGCAATAAACTGTAACAATGCCTTTGTTATTATCACGATGAATAGATAAGCCATTATCGGCTTTATTAAAGAAGTGCGCACTGCCTGCAATATCGTAAAGCGTTGCCGGAGGATATTGCCCAGACTGATCTTTTTGCAACTTTCTTGGATGCGCTACAATAAAAACATGAGTATCAGTTTTAACGGCAAATTCTTTAATTAAGGTTAATGCCTCACTTATGTATTGCGTTTCAGAATAGCCTTGCGGTATTTTATGCTCAATGTAATTCCAAGGATCAATAACAATACCTTTAACGCCCGTTTTCTTTACTACCTCAATAAGTTTTTCAATAATA